ACTTTTTGATCTTCGAAAGGTTACCTTCTTCAGAGTCTATCCCTCAAAAGTTTACTCGATTATTCAACACCAAAATTCAAGAGTTCAATACAAAATGTCACACCAAAATCATACTTCTCAACACAAACGCTCAACTACAACAACAACAAATAACCAAACTCCGCGATATGGTGTCACTCCTATGCCACAACCGTCATACCAATCTAGAGTATTAGTGGATTACACTCGATCAAAGCCCAAGACTCGATCGACGAAGCCAATAAATGATACTCACATCCCCTCAGTTAGTCCAAGTCCTACCATTTTAAGAAAGCCAACTATTCCACCACGTTTATTGATGCGAACAAGAAATGTTCAACATGCAGTGAATAAGTCACATGATGATACTGTTCAAAAGATTCACCATCAGACTATGGCTTTAGACGCATCACCACTGAGAGTTAAGACGTATCTCCATAGTGAACAGCAAAATACAGCTGGCCAGTTTCAGAAGCGGATTGCGGTTTATTTAGCGGAAAAGAACTCGATATCGTATCTTGAGTCACTATCTAGACCTGATGGACCACAAAAAGCAAGATTTATTAAGCGATATATTAAGAATGAGATTCAAGATCCACAAAGAGTTATTGGTTCATATTGGTATAAAGCGAGCAGCGCTTATGATTGGGCATTGTTTAATGGGGTTATTGATGTAGATATTAAACCGAAAATGGGCGATATGTATGTAGACGGTTCATCCACAATAGTAGATTTTGCGAATCGGAAAGTTGGTGGAGGTGTTCTTAGTCATGGATCCGTACAAGAGGAGATTATGTTTTGTCGAATTCCAGAATTGTTAATGCTGAAGGTAAACGGTATCATACTTAGTGACTGTGATGTTATCATCATTAGAGGTGTTAGATTAATGTACAACAGCACAGGCTACGGAGCATCTTTGCAATATTCAAATTACATTCGAGGTGGTAAGATATATGAAGTTTTAGTAATGGACGCAACAAATTTTAACGCTCACAATGCTCCGAAAGAGACATCCAAATCCGCTATCAATAGAGAGATTACAAAAGCCTTCGTTGCATTTTCAAACGCTAACGGAAAGACTATCACTACAGGTAATTGGGGATGTGGGGCATTTGGAGGCAATATAAAGGTGAAATTCCTGGAACAAGTGATAGCTGCACAGGCTGCAAATAAGAATTTAATTTATGTTAGTGTTACACAAAGCGAGAGCATAATTATTTCGAATCTATATCGCCATATCATGAAGGAGAAGTTGACAATTAGCGATATCTATCACAGTATAGTAACTGAAAAGTGCCTTAAATGGTGAATGAATTAGAGAGTAATATTGGTGAGCTAGCATAGGCCGCGAGGAAGATCTAATTTTTTCGACCTCACGCTCAGAGCCCGAGCAATAGAAGATCAAGCTAGAGC